GACTACATATTTGGATACCATTTTCGTGATCATTTTTCTCGTAGATCGCGGAGATAGGCTTTATGTTTTAGGAATTAGATGTATTTACATAGGATTTGTCCACCAATTTTGAGATCGTGCTGCATTTAGTTTGACACTACTTGTGCAGTATTAGTAATAATGTGTTACCAATTTTAATTTATGTAAATGGTTGACGAAGCCCCCACAATGTGCTTCATGTGTAAGTCCGCAGGATAGCGGCAAAATTACTGATTTGCTTGAAAAGATTTATTGTTCAGTGCGTGAGATTCAATCTCGCGTCGCTCGAGATAATCCTTCTCGCAAGCGCACTTTCGCTACTCTGGATTCACATTCAGAAGTGACAGTTGCGCGAGGAGACACGGGTTCCAAACAAATTTTGGAATTTATTGATTCTGATCCTGGTTATGGTATGAATATACAAAGTGCCAAGGATGAAACCTTTGATTCTATTCAGTCCGGCGATTCTTCGCTGGGAGAATTTCTTAGGCGTCCAGTTAAAATTTACGAGGATAGGTGGAAATCTTCTTTACCACTCGATATTGCTGCTGGTTTTAATCCTTGGAAGTCATTTTGTGAAAATCCTGCTGTGTTTGAGAAGTTGAAATATTTCAACAACTTGAGTGGTAATTTAGTTGTCAAAGCGATTATAAACGGAAATTCATTTTTGTATGGTCGTATAATGTTAGCATATGAACCACTATTTCAGGATTCGGATTTGGGTTATCCTCTGTCACAGGAACGTGACTATGTGCCACTTTCCCAGCGTCCCCACATTTTGCTAAATCCCACGTCTTGTGAGGGAGGTACTATGCATTTGCCATTCTTTTGGTATAAGAATTATTTAAGTATCCCTGAACGAGATTGGGACAACATGGGTGAGATATTAGTTATACCTCTTAACCCTTTGTTGCATGCATCAGGTGAGAATGCCAATGTCACCATGACTGTATATGCATATATGGAGGATGTTGTGCTTACAACTCCTACTGCTTTGCAATCCAGTTCATTGCTTGAATCTCACGCAAAGGGTCGAGCTACTTCCATGCGGACAAATGATGAGTATGGACAAGGAATAATTTCCAAGCCTGCAAGTGCGGTTGCTGCCGCTGCAGGATGGTTAAATACGCTACCCGTGGTAGTTCCTTATGCTCGCGCAACTGAAATGGTTGCGACGAAAATTGGCCAAGTTGCAACATTATTTGGCTATTCTCGACCGCCTAATATTGATGGTGTTGATCAGGTGAAAGTTATGTCATCGGCACCTTTTGCAGTTGTTGATCGTAGAGATGAGGTACTCAAGCTCACTCTCGATTCAAAGAACGAGTTGACTATTGACCCCCGAACAGTGGGTTTACAGTCTCAAGATCACATGGGTATCATTGATATTGCCCAAAAATCATCGCTTCTTGCAATTTCGCGATGGGGTACTTATGAGAATGGTGACACGCCAGGAGCTGTGTTGTTTAATGGTAATGTCACTCCTGCTTTGAGTAACAATAGTGGTACTCAGTACAATATGACACCAATGGCATTTATATCACAGATGTTTGAGTACTGGCATGGTACAATCACTTTTCGATTTCAGGTTGTAGCGTCTAATTTCCATAAGGGACGTTTGTTGTTGCAATACGATCCAAATGGTTATTTGAATAGAGATGCGAATAAGCAGTATTCTGAAGTTATTGATATTGCTGAAACTCGCGACTTTGAAGTTGAAGTCGGTTGGGGTGTTTCTGAGCCTTTTTTGAAGATTCGGAAAATTGGAGATGTGCCAAAGGATTGGGCAACACGCGGATCACTTGCTCCATTAGATCCTGTCCATAGTAATGGACAGTTGACTCTGTCAGTCTTGAACGAATTGACTGTACCAGGAGATCCGGCTACTGCTCCCGATGTTTACATTAACATTTGGGTTAAAGCTTGTGATGATATGAAATTTTCTGTGCCTGATAGCACGAAAATTGAAAATTTGTCGTGCACACCTCTTTTAGTTTCTTCTTCTTTGTTGGAATCTCATTCCGATGCAGAAACGATGGTTGATAAGCAGGAGAACAAGCCATTGGAAACTATGTCGATGGGTATGAATACAGAGGCTGCGCCTAAGACAGATCATTATATGGAAGTGTTTATGGGAGAGCATGTTACATCTTTGCGAGATATATTTCGCAGATATTGTTTTCACACAGCATGGACACTTCCTACCAATCCGGCGGGAACGCGGATCGCTTCTGTACGGAACAAAGTCCGGCCTTTTTATCGCGCGAGCTATGCTAACGTTGGTGGTGGTGTGCTGGATTATACCGATTCATCTGCTAATTCGCGGTCTATCAATCCTGTTCCTACTTTTCCTCTCACGTACTGCATGCCTGTATTTGTTGGATGGCGCGGTGCGATACGTAGAAAAGTTATAAACAACAACGACACAGGGG